CAGATGTCTATTTTGGGGCTTATTGCAAATTACATAAGCTGGTTTACTGTTATGGTATGGACGAGCGGAGTTTATTACCCTGTCATCTTTCCATGTAAATTGTTTCATGGTTTTACAGTGTGGACACCACTCTGTCATAAAAACTACGATTTGATACTTATTTTTACTCATTGACATTCAAAAAATTAACAGCCTGTCTTGCATCCATAGTGCTTGCCAGCTTAACGGGTTTACCGTTTTCGTCTACTATGTAAACCATAGGTACGGCAGCAACTCTATATTTTATTGCTATTGCTCTGTTTTTCGGGTCATCAATATCCAAAAATTGCACAGAGTCAAATGCTCCTAGTTTTTCTTTTACGGTTTGGTTATCCCACACAAGAGACTTCATCATCCTGCATGGCCCACACCATTTAGCTGAAAAAACTAATAAGTGCTTCTCTTCCATTATTATATCCCAAAAAAAACGAGACGACCCACGCTAAGTGAGCCGTCTCATGAAAATTATTCTGTAGGTGTTGTGGAAGTAACTCGTAGAGAGTCACCAAGAATCCAAGCTACAGCGAGTGCAACAATTCTGTTTGTTGTTTCTGGATCTAACCCAAGGGTCTCTTGAGCAGCCACCACAAAAACACCGCCAACGGCAGTCCAGAATCTTCGACTCTTAATTAAAGCTTTAACCTTTTCCATTTTTACTCCAGTCAATTAAAAGAAAGATTTAATCTTCTCTAAAAAACCTCCTGCTTCACCCCCAAAGCTAAAACCGCCCTTGAAGATGACTAGGTAGGCAACGATTACTGCTGCTATAATATAAAACAGCCACTTCCTTTTAGCTGCAACAGCGTAAATTTTTTCTTTTACAGCATTGATCTTCTCAATCCTGTAGTCTCTTTTAGTTTCTTTTTTTTCTTGTTTATCGTCTCTTCTGTCATCTTTAATTTGAGATCGTTGACGACGCTTCTCTATTATAGACTGTAATCTATTATTCGGCATATTACCACATTTTACAAGACCAATATCTTGCCTTCCATTTTGGGCCGGGGTTATCGCAATTGTGCCTAGCCCTAAAGCTCTTGCGTCTAGCTGGATCGTTTTTCTTAATCTTCATGTTAGGGTCTCCGAAGTTGACTTTAACTACATTACCCTTCTCATTTTTTACATACACAGAACGTTTCTTTGGCCCGTCTGGAGTTAAGAATGGCTTATTAAGAGTTACCTTTCTCCCTTGGTACTCAGCCGCTTCTGACTCTTCTGCAATACCCTTATAAACTAAGTATACACCGTCTTTTTTATATGGGCCTTTTCTTGTGTATGTAAATACTTCTCCGGTTTTAGGGTTCTCATATTTATAGTCTGCTTGGCTTGATCCAATTTTACGACAGCTTCCCGGTTCTCCCTTTTTTGTATTGGGGACTCTTTCATAGCCATCCCAGCAAGCTCCTGTTTTTGCATCGCTAGTTGTGGCGTCTTGTGCGTATTGTTTTATTGCGTCTATATATTTTTTCATGTTACTTCCACCCTTCTAAGATAAACCGTAGTGAATTCCTGCCGAGAATATTGGTTATTGTTTCGGCTGAATACTTGTCTTTATTAATTCCACTTTTTAATGAAGATAAATACCTAGTAAGTCTAGGTAGTTCAGAAATGTCTGTTATCTCATCTGGAGGATCGGTAAATCCATCAAAGTCTGTTCCTATTGCCAACACCTCATCGCCAGCTATGTTAATTATATGGTCTATGGTTCTTTCTATGTATTTTAATCCAAGACCAGAATCAACTGGACTAATCCAGTAATTCATAAATATCAAGCCAATTAGACAGTTGTGGTCAGCAAGCCATTTTATTTCCCAGTCTTCTAAATTGTAGGGGTTTGGGTTTACACCAAAAGCACCGACATGACTTGCTACAATTTTAGATAAGTCGTTACCAACTATATCATATACTTCTGCTCTTGCCCTTGGTGTGCAGTGACTTATGTCTATAATCATACCCATGTCTTTCATGGTTTGCACTACTTTTTTGCCGATAGGAGTTAAGCCTTTATTCATGTCCCAACCAGACATTAATTGCTTCCAATTACTTTTGCCAATTCCATATTCTGGGTATGGAAAGACTGGGGCAGCAACTAGGTTTTGGTAAAAATGAGTGAGGGTCATGTAGGCCACACCCCTGTTGTAGAAATGTTCTAAGTTTGTTAACAGTTCGTTTTCCACTAGGGCTGGTAGGGCAGTAACATCTTCTGGCCGCTTTTTACCCAGCTCTCCATTTAGATGATGACAGCCTTCAACCGCATGAAGTACTGCTATTTTGTTGTCAACGAGAGCGTTTTCTAACTCTTTAATTCCATATACAAACTGAAATCTTCCTCCGTAATTTTCTACTTCTTTTTCCATTGCGTCCATTTGTGCGTTTACAGCATCAAAATAGGTAGGCTTAAAAACCCTTTTGTTGACAGACTGAAACAACCATTTAAGTACTTTAATAAGTTTTTGATCATCTACCCATTCTGTTTCGGGGATAAAGGCGGTGGAAAGAACTACATCTAAACCTCCTTCTTCCATTTTGGGAAACGTGTTTCTTTCGCTGAAAGGCCAAAAGGATCTTTTGAATAGTTTAGATAGAAACCTTGCGCTGTTTCCGTCAAGGCTTCTTTCAAATAAAAAGTTCTTGAGACACCCGTGATTGTGCCAGTCAAATATAATTGCTTGATCGTGTATATCTTGCCAATTCATTTAAATAACCCCACTAACCATGATAGAACTGCTTCCGCTAATGTTTGTATTTGATGGATCATACTCTTGATGAAAATCTGGAAAGGGCATTACGGACACCTTCAAGTCCGTTGGCGCTTCATCAATAGCAATGCTTTGTAATTCTATAACATTTGAAGTTACAATTTCAGACGAAAAATTATCTGTAGTAGCTTCTATAGTATAGTATATTCTAGTTGGTTCTTCTATTAAATGTCCATTCTTGTCCCAAGCGGGAATAAAAAACTCTAATGACGTATCCCAACGATTTAATGAATGTTCTTGAACAAGCTCGGAGTTTTTATATATTTTAAACTCTTGGCTTTTTATATCAATCTCATGATTATGTATTGGTTGCCACTCAGCTCTAATCTTTGGGTACTTCATAACTATCTCTTTTGGAAATGATTTCTGTTGTCTATTTTTACTATTCGTCTATTTTCCATTTCTACATCGTATGAAGTGTGGCTAGTTGCCAACCACTTGCATTTTACTTTCCTCATAACCTTATCTCTTTTATCCCAAAAAATACAAACCCAGCCGTCTCCATTTTTATCTAATAAAATATTTTCTCTGCTATTTGGGCGACTATAAACAACAAAATAATATCTAACGACAAAGTCTGATCCGCTTTTCCAGTCCCCTGTTTCCTCTTTTGTAATTGGATCTATTACAGGTAGGAGAACTTTATCTCTCCATTCCCACCAGACATACTGCACCATTCTTAAGGCGTGTTCTCCAGTTTCTTCATTAGTATCGTATACGTTGTTTATTTCAACGTAATCACAAGAATCTGAAAGAACAACTCTTTGTTTATCATTCGACGCAAATAGGGCAAGCGCAGTCGTCGCCACAATCACAAGAGCCATCGTCCGTATCACATTTACATTCATCATTGCACTCGCAGCTTTCTGGTAAATCAATTTCGATAGGATCAGAACCCGGAACATCTACAATGATTCCGTCTAGTCCACCATTTTGAATAACAGCAAGTACTAGTGCAATTATTAATGTAACAATTGCCATTATTGATTTTTTACTTTTTAGTGCTTCTTTCATTTTTATACTCCAAAAAAAAGAGGGGGCGAGGATAACCTCACCCCCCAAAAGTTTACTTATCTAGTTTTTTATCTATCCTCTCAAGGATATCAGCGATCCTCCTCTGGTCATTAACGATCTTTGTCATTATGTGCTGCATGTTACGCTGAATTTCAGCCCAACTGCGAGGAACATAAACCAAAGGCGTTCCATCGGTATCACACTTTTCGTGTAGTTCATGAAGTCCTTGTAACCAACCTCTTTCTTCGTTTGTCAAAATCGAGTTTTTGCTCGACGTTTTAGAAATCAACATTTCAATTACCTTGATCAATCCCATTGTTATGGCTATTACAGCAACGAGTGCTGGCATTTCATTATTCATGATACACCTCTAGAAAAGACAAGATTAACCGTTAATTGCGCT